TGCCACTGCACCTATGTCTTTACGTAACTTATTAAGTGCTGGCATGTTCTTCAGAAACTTAGCAATAAGATTACGTCCATCACTGGCAGAGCCACCAACGACGCTACCTATCTTGGCAGGACCGGCCCCATATAAAAATGCGTATATGAATGTCTTGGCTTGATCCCGATTACTTATACCTGCTGCCTTCATGTTAGCTGTATGTACATCACCTGTCAGTACTTCATTGGTAAACTTAGCATCGTCCATGTAGTGAGCAAGACATCTAAGTTCAAGACCGCTGGCATCAGTACCTACAAGCTGATGGGTGTCAGTGTTTGATACTGTCCACAGTTCCCTGCACTCCTTACCATAGGGACTGTACACTGCCGGAACCTGTGCCATGTTAGGGCCATGATGTGCCATCCTGCCGGTGATGGTCTTCAGTGTCATGACCCTTCCATGTACTCGTTCCTTCTCACTACATGCCTGTATCCATGCCTTCAGTAGTCCGGTACGTTTCTGTAGTAAGAAGTAACGAGAGAACATCTTAGCCTCTGGCATATTAATCGTATCCAGCACTGCCTCATTGACAATGATATTACCCTTGTCTGTTTTCTTTGTAGGCTTCCATCCCTTCTTCATCAGTCGGTCTGCTATCTGCTTACGACTTGCTATATTAAAAGGTATTTCTTTTGTCTTTGTCTTTAGCTCTACAATGGTAGGTGGAAACATATCGTGAGCCTTCTCTTCAAGAGAGTGAAGCTCATCCATAAGTTTAGCTTCCAGTGTCATACCCTTCATGATGTTGAAGGCAAAGCCATTCTTCTGTTGCTTGTCTACGATGCTACGAACCTCTCGTTCCAGATCATAGGATTTTTCAGAGAACTTCTTGCCCTCTTCTTTAAGGTAATTATATGTCTCCATAGTAACAGCAGTGTCGATGTAGCAATACCTCAACATCTCTTGATTGAAGTGAGAGAAGTCGTGGTAGTCACCCTTCTTATGTCCTAAGAAGTTACCCCATGCTTCAAGGGAGTGACCACCATCACGTATAGGATTGTAGAGTTGAGATTTAATAAGTGTATCATCTATCTGATTAACTTTAATATCAGAGCCGGTAAACTTATTAAGAAGGGGAGCATCAAAGCTGATACCATTGTGCATAATAAAGGTATCTATTTTCTTTGACCACTCCCCAAACTCACGACACTGATCTCCTATCCAGTGCCGTGTCTCTCCTGTATCAGCACTTCTTGCAACGATACAGTGTATCTTGGTTGCATCAATAGCATCTGTCTCAATATCAACTACCGCTCTCATGTGTCATGTCCACCATGTATGCATCTTCTACAGGAATGTGAAAGAATTTCTCTCCCTTTCTTATCTTATAATTAGAAGCTTCTTTAACTTCACAATCTGCCAATGTGTTACCATCAACATGCCATGCCATAGTACAGTCATGATTAAAGACAACAAAAGTCAGAAGATCATTATAACATTCTGATTTCCACTTGTCAATCAATCTCTGCTTACGGTGTGGGATACGTAACTCTGTCCAGCTTTCCGGCCATTCGTTCCCTTTCCAAGCATACTTAACCTCAACCTCATATAGATGTCGGGGAAGGTCTGGACCTACGGTAGATACAATATCAAAGTACGTCGTTTCATTAGAAGATATATCAGTATGATCTCTGTCTTTGAGCCATCCAATCATAGCTTCTTTTGCAGCCTTATCTGCAATATCATAAAGGGTTTTATCAAACTTCTTTCGTACCTCACTCATTGTCATCCTCCATGAAAGGGTTATCTATCTGTGTCATGCGTCCGGTAACACTGTCGTAGTGTAGGTGGCTTGCAATCCCTGTGTCGCCTGTGTACCTGTTCTTCAGTACACGTATCGTGGTGGTGTTGGCTTCAATAGGATCGTCTGCCTGTTGGTTGCGCTCCAAGGCTATGACACTATCAGATAGGTGTGCAATAGATGCAGAGCCACGAAGATGTGACAACGTAACCTCACGACCATTCTCATGCCCGTTGTCACCTGATGGGCGACGTAGGTGGCTGACCAGCATCAGTGCGATGCCTGTCTCCTCAACAAGAGAACGAAGCTTGGTCATCAGGATGTCAATAGACTTGCGCTCATCTCCATTGTCTTCCTGTCCTGATACAAGGATGGACAGATGGTCAAGGAAGACCCACTTACAGTCAAGTGCCTTTGCCATGTAACGGATGCGACTAAGTATCTCATCGTTCTCCATGCTACCAAAATGATCAAACGCAAAGAACCTGTCAGAACCAATGGTCTTCTCCTGCCAATCGTCCAACTGTTCCTGAGTATACTGGTCACGTATCTCCTTGATATACAAGCGAGCATTTGCCTCGACGCTCATGATGTTGAAGGCAGTGTTGCGAGTGTTCTCCTCCAGCGCCAGCACACCAAGATTATCTTCTGTATTCTTCATGATGTGATGCATCAGTTCACGCATGATACTACTCTTGCCCATACCTGCACCACTGGTGAACGTGACAAGCTCTCCTGTCCTGATACCATAGGTCTTGTCGTTCAGTCCTGACCAAGGATAGGGGCAGGTCTGATTGACTGTCTCATCGTACAGGCTACGACCAAGATCACCAAGGTTGATGATACCTGCCGGTGTAAAGGTACGTGAGTTCCACCATGTCTGTGTGAACTTCTCACGCTGTCCCATCTTCAGGTATTCATTAGCATCCTTCAGCTCAAGGTCCATAAGCTTACACTTGTTAGGCTCAAACAGCTTGGCTACTTCCTGTGCCGCATCCTTGCCCTGCTTGTCATTGTCAAAGCACAGGACAATCGTGTCGAACTTATTAAGATACTCCAGCGATTGCTTACAGTTCTTCACTGCCGATGCAGCACCATTCTTGATAGACACTGACGGCCATCGAGAACCCATAAGTTCAAAGGCACTCATAGCATCAAGCTCACCCTCACAGACAGTGATAAACTTACCACCCTGATTGAACACATTCTGTCCAAACAAACCACAGGATGATAGATCACCCTCTGACCAGAACGCCTTGTCACTGGTACGTCGGAACTTGGAAGCAACATGGTTGGCATTTTCATCAAAGTATTTATACATATGCTTGTCAATGATGCTACCCTCCTTAGCCACAGTAACACCATACTTCTTACAGGTATCCATTGACAGCTTACGATCAGGGATGTCTGAGAAAACAAACGCCGACTTGTCTTGGTTCTGCATAGGTATTACCTTGTTTGGTTTTGTATTATTCATGTCGTCTCCATGTGTATGTTTTTCACAACTAAAGCAATACTTATGTCCATCAGGATAGGTGGCATAAGCATCACTTGAATCACAGTGGGGGCATGGCCCCATGCTAGCAGATTGATTTTGCATTTACAACTCCGTAAACATATTTAAAGTTTGCCCTTACCCATCTTGTACAGATCAACGCACAGTTCTTTACGCATACCTACAATCTCTTTTTCAATTGAAATTAGAGTTTCTATTTTATCTACCCTTTCCATGTTTCTCCAAGTATCCTTAAAGGATAGCTGTAAACTTTGCCTATCCTGTGAACTAAAAACCTCAAGCAGCACTACCACTACTTTATCCTTTCTTGATTTCATAAACTCTTTGTGTAGAAAATCCGGTAAGATGCTGCGTGAGACGTTCACGGGTTTGTAGTTCTTCTTCTGCTTCTTTCTTGGTCTTGTAAGAATTAATTTCCACATCTCCTATGTCCTTTTTAAGAATTAACTTCCACATAATGCTCTCCATGATTCGGGGAATAAATTCTCCATGTGTTTATGTATGCCCAGAGCAATCTCTTGCGTCTCACGTTGAGCGTCAGGCTTGGTACGTAGGCCACACACCCTTGCGAATGCCGCCAGTGTACCAGACCAGTACCACTCTGTCAACATGCTTTGTGGAAGGATAGCCCTTGCCTGTTCAGGACACACCCCATACCCTAGTAATTTATTATAAGTTGCAAGGGTGTGGGCATGTGATTCTTTAAGAACATCATCAGCCATCGATGGTGATGCTATAGGTGTATCACTTGACCCCTGTTTTTTATCCAAAGCAACTGATCGCCAAGCATCAGGCTCCCAAAACTCCGGCTCATTGTCTACATAGCGACGGCTAACCTCATTCCAGACAAGCCCAACCTGATGCTTCATCAGTTGACGTGCAACAAAGATGGGTGCTTTTATTCTGAACTGTGCAGAGCAGTGTCCAAAGGGTGTCCAATGATCGTGCTTGGCAAGGTAGTTTATTAGTTTTTTATCTTTGTCTAACAATACGTTAGCAGGATTTTGAACACTGCGTATGCCGGTATTGAACCACTCTGATTCTTTGGAGAAGCTAACCCTTGCTGCATTGACCACAGTAAGATCGTTACCCATGTGAGCTATAAGATCAACAGTCATCAAAGGTGTCCTCCCACAACGTGTCTACAAAAGACACCCGGTCTTCCATAAGAGTATCTACTTCTTTAGTAGCAATTTTTTTAGCATCCCTATGCTCATAACCTTCTTCAATGTATTCTCTGATCAAATCACGTAGCATACCGCTACGCTCTTTCTGCCACATATTTTTAGCCATCTTAATCTAAGTCCTCTAACTCTTCAAAAAACTTTTCAATATCTTCTTCACTATTTATATCATATCCAGAATCTTTCATCAGGTTCCATAACTCTTTTGAGTATCCCATTGATTCCCTTGTAACATCTTCTTTTTTTAATCTATACCAATCAAAATCATATACTTTTGTCATCGTACTCTGCCCATGTATTATTACTATTAGTCTGTGTTAGTAATGCTACTTCTTTTCTAAGTTTATTAATAGTAATTTCTTTATCTTCTACTACTGCTCTGAGTTGACTTACATTCTTTCTTAACATTCCTATCTCATTTGTTATGCTCATTATACACTCCCCTTTGTTGTGTGTCAATGTAAAAAATATGGTTGCCGACCTGACCAAGGTTAGTAAAGTTTATACCAAAAGCCCAATAAGGCTCAACATAAGTTGCATGATAGTGTGTGGCACCCTCTGTATGAGCTACGATAGCACCCTGCATGGCAAGTTTAGACACATTGGTTGCCACTTCATAAGCCCGTGTATTAGATATATTTTCAGGCTTACCATCACAATAATATGAAAACATACATTTATGTCTGACAGGCTTACCATTTCTATAAACTCCTTGTCTCACCACACCACAAATAGTCTTGGGGTAACTATTACGCTTAACTCTTTCTATAATTACATTGGCAACTGCCAGTTGTGCCATGAAAGATTCAGACCTTGCCTCAAAATAGACGGCCTCAATAAGACACGCCTGTTCATCAGCCTTGGCTGCATTGCTCCAGATTGCTGCTGCTATTAAAGAAGTAGCGAATAATTTATATTTCATTGTAGTCTCGCTATGTTAATATTAAAAGGAAAGCTTCCTGATAGTTGTCGTATGCCCATATACATTAGATACATTGCAGCTTCTTCATAAGTTTCAAAGCAAGAAGCTTCTTCTGTATCTGGGTCTGTCATTATATCTATCTCGTCTAAATCTTTGACAAAAATAGTGTCTGATTGAGTAATAACATAAGACATTTATGCTACCTCAAGTTCCTTCCACGCATTTGATGCTAACATCTTACGAACCTTGTCCTCACGCAGAACCCTTGAGTTCGCCTTATTCTTTGACCTCTCTCCGACATGTGTTGACCACGCTGTAGCTGCCTGATAGGCGGTCCACATAGTACCTTCTGATCGAACAGCATACTTTTCATAGTTACCCCGGCCAATAATGTGACGGTTCTCCTCATCGAAGACCTTCATAAGATTGGAAAGCATAACCTTATTAGGTACTTTCTTTTGAGTTACGTTATCAGTTCTCTTGGCTAATGTCTTGGTAAAAAGATCAACAGCTTGATCACGGGATACTGCTGTATTATACCATACTTTCATCTGATCCAGCCCATCACCAGAAATATATTCTGATGCTGCTCTGATCTTACCTGCAAAGGCTGGCACAGAGAACTTCTTAGAGTGTCGTCCATACACATAGGCCAGCTTGTTACCATCTACAAGGGTATTGTAGCAAGCCCAGCGGAAGAAGCCCATCATACCGTTGTTAGCCCATGTCCTGTTGTGGCTGGTTCGGAACAGGAACTGTGGCACGATCCAATCGTTCTTATCGTCCATCCATGCGCTGTGTGCAGGAAACTTGGCCGTAAGTTCAAGCTGCTCACCTTGACCTATAACATTAGTTATGAACGTAGCATCCTGAGTGTCGATACCTGACATACCAATAGATTCCTCAAGCTGTTCTACTATGTCAAGGTACTGTACTGGCTCATAGCCATCAGAGACAATAGCAACAGGCTCCATTGTATCGGTACGTCGAAGCCCAACGCCCAGCTTAGGGTCAATTACACCTCCATCAACACCACCAAAGTTAGGGTTGAAGGCACCAAGAGAAAACTTCTCTACACTAAAGTTAAGTTTATTATGGTCGAACATGATTATCAATCCTTAATTTAAGTTTAGCCGCATAGTTAATACTATTTAGATTTTCAATGATCTTTGTCAGGTCACTGTCGCACTGAGCTACTAATAGTTCACCATCAAGGTGTAATTTTGTCAGTAACTCAATAGCATCTTCAAGCGCCTCGATATCTGTCATTTTCCCATCCTTCATATCCTTTTGTTACGGATGAGAGTTCGTGTTCTATCCACCCATTAAGTTCCTCTATATTAATATCCTCAAGCAGTGTCTCAGGTGCTATAAGCTCCATGTATTCTTCAACCATGGGCAAACACCATGCCTCACTATCGTCTTGAAGAAAGTGTTCAACGTCCTCAAAACATTTAAACTTAGGTGCAAACATTACTTATTCCTTTCCATTTCATCATAGACTTCACCAACTACCTCAGTGATTATACCATTAAAACAATGAGAGATCAACTGAATTCCATGCATCGTTGATGGGGCATTATTTATTGTAAAAATCATGGCAGCATTCAGTGCTTGTTCAGCGATCTTCAGGTCAAATACATCTTCAGCTTGAAGCAGGTTCAGTTCTGTGTAAACTCTGTCAAAGACATCTGTATTTTCTATCTCGGACTGCGAACGATAAGCTTCTTT